TATATCGTCTGAGTCCAAGTCTATTGTAGAGTTTAGAATACTGTTTAATGCTGAATTAAATATATTACTTGCCATTTTTTGTCTTTCTTTAATTTATTAACTATTTCCACTATTTTACCATTTATACCATACACTCACACCTGTAAGAACTCCAGAACCATCGTAAGTTAAGGTTTTAACATACGAATCAGCTCCGATGGTCTTTGTTATTGTATTTAAACTTCCATCTCCGTTATAAGCTAGTGTTTTACTATCATTACCTTGAATAGCTACACCCCTCTCCAATTTTCCTGATACAGGGTTCATAGTTAGAGGTTCAACATAAAAGACTTTATACTCACCATCAAACGACTTATTTGCTAAGTCCCCTATACTATTTAAATTTTGTTCTCTGTCTCTGCTCATTATTCACCTTTCCAAATTTTTCTTCTGTTCATTTCTTCATAAACCACTTTGTCCATTGATTTTGAGTCAAGTTGCTTACCTAACTTCATAAACAAAGCTCGTCTTTCTTTAGGGTCTTTTATAAAGATAATATCATTCCACGATTTTACCAGACCTCCTATCCTGTCTAGCACTACGCTAGGTTCGGCTTCAGGGTCTATCTCCATTTCTAGCTTTACATCTGCTAGAACCCTATTAAATGCTCTGTGCGTGAGTGCCAATCCTCTACCTTTCGCCAGCTCTGCCACATAATCACCTACTAATCTTAAATTATCTCTATCCCCTTCGGGTATGTTGTTAATGTTATCGTCTATTCCTAGTGCGTTTAATGTCTCTACACTGATATCTCCTACAGGGTCTAGGGAACCTAAGCCGTGAGCCAAGTGTTCTCCTGTACCTAATGGTGGGTCTCCGTGAGTTATATCGGGTGTCGCTTCTGGAGCACCTCTGACTGTTATATCTGGCACAGTTCTATTTTACACCAAACTGGTGTAAGCCTCAATGAACTTGTTGATATTCTTTTCCAAATCAAAATTCTCCCAAACATAGTCATACATCTTTTTACCTATAGCCTTCCTGTGTTTCTTGTCCTCAACCATCTTCTTTAATTCCCTATACCAATCTTCACTTGTTTTGGCTAAAACGACTGCATCTCCAAAATCTTTGTAAGGTCCTACATCAGAAGCTATACAAGGAATCTTGAAAACTCCATATTCCATAGGTTTTATATTAGACTTACATTTATTAAAAAGAGTGTCTCTTATAGGAGAAAGACCGATATCCCATCTCATAGAATTGAACTTAACAGCATAGTTTCTAAGGGAATCTGTCATCATTGTCCACTTATGGCACTCTACATTATCGCAGCCCTTAAGGTAATCTATCATTCTTGGGTCTCCCGCCCAGGTGAAACTTGTATTAGGGTATTCTTTTAGTATTCTCTTTAAGGCAGGAGCACATAACTTGAAATCTTCGTAATGGGTTATTGAGCCAAACCAGCCTATCCTTACAGTGTCTTCTGTATTTTCCATAATAGGCATATCGTAAGCTTCTTTATCAAAACAGTTTGGAAGTACAACCACATTCTTATTATGCTCTTTAAACTTATCAGCAAGGAAATCTGTTGTAGTTGTAACCATATCTGCGTGTTCCATAGCTATCTTCATAACTTCAGGAGCATTGTGTTGTAGGTGTCTTTCCTTATGTGGACTACTATCCTCTGCTACAGTATAGTCGTCAAACTCAACAATAATCTTCTTTCCAAACTCTTGCTGTGCCATATACAGAGTAGCTATCAACACTTTATCCACAAGACCCTGAGTGATAATAATGTCAGCCCAATCCAAATCGTCTGTAATCATACCTTCTTTTGGTACACGAATATCAAATTTACCAGATTTTAGTAAATATTTAGCAGGTGTTGTGAACCTCCAGGCTGTCGCCCCAGAGCCGTTACCGTAAAAAGCTATCTTTATCATACTTCCTCCAAATAATCGGTTACAAAGCGAAACTCAGCGTCAGAAGGCATCTTAAACAACCTTATGAAGCACTCCTCGAAATCATTGTCTGATTTACTGTCCATGTGACCGTGTAATTTCCATACATCTTTTTCTGATAACCAATATGGTTCAGCTATAGAAAATTCGTGCCTATAAAACTTCTTGGTCTTTAACATATCCGTTTGTCTTGGGTCTACGGCTCCCCACCAGCCTTCTTTGTCCAAAGCATCAACTACATCTTGGTTCCATTCCCAAAAAGGAGCTTTGAACCCTTTCTCATAAGGTAAGCCATCTTTTTTAAATGCGTCATCTATGGCTTTTAAAGCAAGTTGGGTAGTTGTCTTATCAGCGTTTTTAAACTCGCTTTGTATATGTGTTAGCCCGTGAGGTATTAATTGTATCCAATCTAAGTTCTCTTTTGCAGTCTTGACAGCTTTTTCTCTAAACATCTTAGCTATGGTGTCGGTTTCAAACCTAGCGTCAAAAGGAATAGCAAATAAGGATACTTTAAGCTGTGGGTAGTGTTCCCTTAGCCTCAGCAACAAATCAAATCTATTTCCTAGTACAGACCAGTCATCAAAATCTAAAACTATCTTTTTCATATTTTCTTTCCTGTACCAAATATAATAATAATCTTTTCTATACCTGGTAATTCTATTAACTCTACTTCCTCAAATCCATTGAACTTATAAAAATCTATCATATCTTCTTTGTGGAAGAACCACAGATGCTCTGGGCTATTTACATTTAAGTCCAAAGGAGTAGTACAGATAAATGTTCCACCTTTCTTTAATGCTCTATGTGCATCTTCAAACAGCTGTTGTGGTCTCTGTAGGTGTTCTAGTATCTCCCCAGCAAACACCACATCAAAGTAATTATCTGGAATATCCTCTAAGCTTCCTACTTTTCCATATAAGAATTTAGCCTTGGGGTACTTAACAGCGTTGTCTTTTACAGCTACCTTGGATATATCAACCCCCCATACTTCATTCTTTGGATGTTTCTTTAAAGCAGCTCCTACAAATATCCCGAATCCACAGCCAATATCTAATACCTTATCTCCTTTATTAACATAATCCACAGCAGTTGCGAATCTTTTAGATGGTCTTATGGGGGCACCTGTCCTTGGGTCTCTTACCCATTCTTCTCCAAAAGCAGATTTCTTCTCTAATTCTTCTTGGTCTTTCTTGTTAGCGTAGATGTGGTCCCAATAAAAAGCTGTATTTAAATCAGGATTATTTGTCTTTTCCATATTTGGTATGTTTTTCCTTGACTCTACGGTCAAAATACTTTTTATACTTCTTATGTTGTTCCTCAGTTCCTAAACAGTGTTCACAGTACCAGCTTTCCATATAACCCATATAGTAACCGTTTAAACCTAAGTTCTGAGACATCACCATATCCTGCACACCGTGTAAGAAATCATCTTCATCCCATCTAAAGTGCTTGTAGGCACCAGCATCAACAAAGTGGCATATTCCACCTAAATGCTTTGTCATTCCTATAAGCTCATTGTTTATGGTCATATAGTCTATTCTTCCAGCACCTCCTGGATTGTCCTTTAAGCCTTCTACATATAAAGAGAGAGCTAAGGAAGGGAACACTTTCCATACACCAATCATTGCTATGAGCCAGTTCTCCTGCTTGAATAAGCAATCGTTGTCTACTTTCATAATAATGTCGTAAGGTCCTTGCTCTTTTATCAGGTCTAAGGCTTGATTAGAGGCTATGGAAATGCCTTTGTTATCATCATTTAGTATAAGTGCTAGTTTGCCGTTAGGGTTTTTTAACTTTAGTAAATAATCCTTTGTTCCATCTTCAGAACCGTTGTCTACTACGAAGTGGTCAAAGGGATATCCAGCCGTTTTATACATAGAAGAAAAACACTTCCTTGTAAGTTCTTTTCTATCGTATGTTAGAGAGAATACAGCAATCTTTGGTTCTTCCTTCTTACCCAGGTAGTCTAGCCTGCACTCACATTCAAGCGGATGCCAAGCTGGTATCATAGGTCCTTTTGTATCCTCTGCTCTAGCTGATTTGCTTGTTGCATCGATGTAGTAATCTGTGATGATTATAGGGACTCTCTTTAGTACCTTTAGGCACTTAGCCATTCTTACCCATAAGTTCCAGTCAATAAACTTCCTGTAGCTCTCGTCAAATCCTCCCATATCAAAGATACATTCTCTTTTAAATAAAACATCAGAAGTGTCAATATAGTTTTGTCCAAATATAGCTGCTGGTTTCCAGTCCGAAGCGACACCTATTCCTTGTTTTTCTCCATCTATATATACGAACCTGTCTCCATAGACTCCATCTAGGTTGTCATCTTCTTCTAAAGCGTTTAGTAAAACAGATAAGTGGTCTTTCCTGTACTTGTTATCATCATCTAAAAAGGCAATGTATTCACCCTTTGAGGCTGCTATACCAACATTCTTAGGTTTTGTGTCTGTTCCGAAATGCTCTGGTAGTTTTTGATACTTAACTCTATCGTCTTTGAAAGCCTTGACAATCTTTTCTGCCGCTGGTTGCTTTCCGTCAGATATGACGATTAGTTCCCAATCCTCGTAAGACTGCTCTACAACAGATTTAATGGCTTCCTTTAATTTTTCTTGTCTGTCCCATGTGGACATTATTACTGATATCATTCTAATATTCCTAACATATCGCTGAATTGACACAACTTGTGGGGTACACCCTTTAGTGTTACATCAACTCCAGCAAACTTTTTTAATAAAACTCTGTCCCCTGCCTCAACACCTGCTTTAACAAGGACTTTAGCACTAAGCTGTAGTGGTTCTCCCACCTTTATAACTTCTGCTATTTCATTTTTATCTACGGCTGAGTCTGGAAGTACAATACCTCCTGTGGTTGTGTCTTCTTGATAGATTATCTTTATGAGTACGAACCCATTATAGGGTCTTAGGTTATAGTTTAGGGTCCCGAAATCCTTAATATCTCTACCGACCTGTTTTACAACATCTTCTTCTTTTTCTAATTGTTTTTTAATATATAGGGGTTTGTTGTCTGCGAGTTCCTTTTTACGGTCTTTTTCCCATTTCTTTGCCTTTGCTGAAAACTCTGTTTCTTGCTTACGGGTCTTATCAAATGCTTCTCCAGCCAACTTTGCTGTTTCGGGATTATCCGAGTGCAGGTCTTTTTCGTGTTCTTTCCAGGTAGGTTCGAAAGGTGTAGTTACCATTGCGTATGCATAATAACACAACAACCGAGGAAATTACAAGAACTCCCTCGGCATCGTTATGCTTTAAGCTGTTGATTGGACAGTGTGAGTCAGGTTCACGAAGAACGCTGAGTTCAAAACTGCAGCTCCGAATGAAGCTTTCCAACCAGCACCAGCCACCTTTTCAGTGATGTCTGCGGTTCCACCAGAACCAAATCCCTTAATGTATGTCTTAAGATTTTGGATGTCTGTTACACCAAATGCATCTTTCCCGAAGAAAGAGGTTACAAATAGTGTTGAGGAAGCGACAACTGCTGAGGTAGTGTCATAAGAAGAACCTCTTACATAAGCGTTGTTAGATTGCAAGAATCTTACGCCTAATAGTTTTCCTATTTCACCTTTTAATAGCTTGTCTGC